TAAATCAGGATTTACTTCTTTTACAAATTTACCAACTGTTGGAAATAAAGTTTTCATATCTTTAAATTTTACTTCTTTTAATTTTTCTTTAAATATTTGATAATAAGGTTCTATCATTCTGCTCCTCGATTCATTATTGGGTTATAATGCACATCGCAGTTTGCTGCAAGTGTACGTCTGACTTCATTTGTTGAATTAAATGGATAAACACAATGTCTCATATCATAAGGAAATACGTAAAAGTCTCTTTCTCTTAATATGGGTTGATAATCTACTTTAGCAAATTGACCTGATGCTGAACCTAGTAATTGTAGTTTACCATTTTGTGGTTTATCAGCTGCTGAATATTCAACACCATAATTAGTTGGTAATTTTAAAATCATAACTGATGAAAGACCTGTAAATAAATTACCTTGATGCACGTGCACAGGATTATATTCATTTGCTTTCATTTCATTAATCCATATTGAATTTAAATGCGTTTGGTATTGATGTATTTTATTCCATTCTAAATAATGATGATAAGTTTGCATAAACCAATCATAGACATTCTTAGTTAATAGATTATGTCTTTTCATCTTTGATTCATCATCACCATCATAAAAGATGGAATGTTCGTTTTGAATCTTGCCTACTAATTGTCTATTGGCTTGTGCTAATCTATTAAAGTTAGATTCATAGATCTGATTAATAGCTACAAAGATATCTAATGGTACTTCGTATCTTAAAATGGATTGACCTAAAAATATAAAATTAAACTTCATCTAAATCTATTGGAATGTAATCTTCCATAGCCTTTCTAATGTCTTGTGCTGTTTCTCCTTGTATCACCTTTATTGGAAACTCGGTATAACCTAATTCCAATCCTGCAAGAAATCTATTATTACCTGCAAGTATTTTATATTTATCACCTTCCTTGACTGTTATCAATGGATTGATGATCTTATTCATTTGTTTAATTTTGTGTTTTACCTTTTGATAAAAAGGAGATTGCCTTTGGTTAACTGGATTTTTTTCCAAAGCTCTGTTCCGTAGAAATAGCTTCTCTCTTTTGATAATCAAGTTCTCCATCTCTTTGTACTCTTTCAATCGTTTTTAATTGTCCTAATACATTAAATACTTCTGGTTGTGATGAACCATCTGTAAGTGTCTTAGCTTTATTTTGCATAATCTTTGCGTATGAATCTAATTGATGTTTGTTTACATCTTGAGTATCAAATGTGCCATCATTGAATTCTGTTTTTAATTTAGACCACATTTTTAATTCTCTCATTCTGTCTTTCGCAGTTAGTTCCATATTTGCTTTCGCATAAATCTTTTCATCTAGATCAATCTTCCAAAGTTCTTTCTTTAAATCATCTTTTTCTTCTTCGATCTTTTTTTCTAATCTTTTTATTTTGATATCATTTCTTCTGTAATCAAATGATAGTGACATTAAATTTTCTAAGAATACGTTTTGCTCTCTAACGCATTGCCAATATTTAGCAGCTTTCGTTGGATACTTCATATCTTGAAGTACGGATATTCTAGCTTCTGTTTCTGTTCTAAAGATTTGTTTCTTTGTCCAAGTATCTCTAAGTTCACCTACCATAGCTTTAAAAGCTTTAACGTCTTCAGTTGGTAAAATGTTATGAAGATGTTCTTCTTCTTTTTCTATTAAAGGTTGGATGTTTCTTTTTTCTTTAGTCATTTCTTGACTCTTTCTACATTAATTAAATAGATAAGTAAAGGGTTAAGAAGCTGTGATTGTAACTATTACTGGTCCTGGACCTGTAAATTCTTCAGTTGCTCCTGTATATCCTGGAACTGGACGATAACCACCAAAAACTAAACCTGCAGCTTGAGTTCCAGAATTTCCAGCACCAAATCTTGCCGTTGCTAAACTATTAGGATTTGTAGTCCAACTTGTTCCATCATATAATTCTACTTCAGCGTTTGTAGGCGATGATTGACCACCAGCAGCAAAAGCTGCTGTTTGTGAACCGTCTCCTCCAAAATTAGCTCTTGCCGTATTTAAACTTCCAGGACTTGTTGCCCAAGTAGAGCCATTATATTCTTCAGTTGCTCCTGTATCTGGTGGTATACTACCACCAAAAGCTAAAGCTGCAGTTTGTGTTCCACAACCTCCTAATAGAGCTCTTACTGTGTTTAAACCTGTAGGATTTGATGTCCAACTTGTTCCGTCATATTCCTCTGTTGCACCTGTTCTAGGTGGAATTAAACCACCAAATGCTAATCCAGCCGTTTGAGTACCTGCACCTGCTATATAATCTCTTCCCGTATTTAAAGGATTAGAAGAAGCCCAAGTTGCACCATTATATTCTTCTGTTGCAGTTGACGCACCTGGACCACCACCAAAATCTAAAGCTGCAGTTTGTGTTCCTGCTCCTGCTCCACTTTGTCTTGCCGTATTTAAATTGTTAGAATTTGTCCAACTTGTGCCGTCATATTCTTCTGTTACTCCTGTTGTTCCTGGTGCTTCTTCTCCTCCAGAAGATAAAGCTGCGGTTTGTGTTCCTGCTCGCATAGGATATGCTCTTGCCGTATTCATATTATTACCAGTAGCCCAAGTACCAGCTGTTGTAGCACCTTGTCCCTTTAAAGTATTAGAAGTAGAGTTATACCAGATCTGTCCAATAGTTGGATTCGCTGGATCTGATGCCAGTACCTCAATGCTTTGTCCTCGTATATTTATATATTCTGCCATATTAACTTACCGTTACCGTTTTAATACCTTTTGTACCTGTTATTGTAAATTCTTCTGTTGCGTTTGAAACTCCTGGAAGATTTCCACCAAAAGCTAGAGCAGCTGGTTTTGTGCCTGCTCCTGCTAAAACCCCTCTTGCTGTATTCATAGAAGTTGTTGCTGCCCAAGAAGTTCCATCATATTCTTCAGTTGTTGAAACTGGAACTGTAGTATTACCACCAAAACCTAAAGCAGCTGTTTGAATACCTGCTGCTGCCAAGTAATTTCTTGCTGTATTCATAGAATTAACACTTGTCCAAGTTGATCCATTATATTCTTCGGTCGCTGTTGTAATAGCTGGAGCAGAACCCCCAAAAGCTAAACCAGCAGTTTGAGTTCCACAACCTGCTAATTCACTTCTTACTGTGTTTAAACTTCCTGGAGAATTTGTCCAAGAATTTCCATCATATTCTTCGGTTGCACCTGTTCTTGTTGGAGTAGCACCACCAAAAGCCAAAGCTGCTGTTTGAATCCCTGCTCCTGCTAAAACAAGTCTTGCCGTATTTAAAGAATTACTAGATGTCCAAGTAGCACCGTTATATTCTTCAGTTGCTCCTGTAGCAGCTGTATCAAGACCACCAAAAGCTAATGCTGATGTTTGAATACCACAACCTCCTAAAACTCGTCTTGCAGTATTTAAATTTCCACTAGGAGACCAAGATGTACCATCGTATTCTTCTGTTTCTGCTAAATTTCCCACTGGATCTTCTCCAGCAATAGATAATGCAGCTGTTTGTGTACCTGCACCAGCTAAACCACTTTTTGCTGTTGCTAAATTTCCACCCGTTGCCCAAGCCGAGCTAAATGTTTCATCTGTAAATTTTAATGCCTTCGTAGTACCATTGTACCAAACTTGTCCTACGTTAAAAACTGTTTGACCTGTGTATGGTGAGTTGTCTGCATATTCTTCTGTTGCTGCTGTAACAGCTGTAGTATATCCACCAAAAGCTAAACCTGCTATTTGTGTGCCTGCTCCTCCTGAATATCTTCTTGCTGTAGCTAAAGTTGAAGGAGATGTTGTCCAAGTTAATCCATCATATAATTCTGTTGCTCCTGTATTAGATCCAGTATAACCACCAAAAGCTAATGCTGCTGTTTGAATACCAGCTGTTGCTATTTGAGATCTTCCTGTATTTAAACCAGTAGGATTTGATGCCCAAGAAGTTCCATTATATTCTTCTGTTGCTGTTGAATATTCAGGCGGATCTTCATTACCACCAATAGCAAGTCCAGCAGTTTGAGTTCCTGCACCTGCTAAAAATACTCTACCATTATTTAAACTTCCACCTGCTGTCCAACTCGTTCCATTATATTCTTCAGTTGCTGCAGGAGTTGGGGCTGGAGCACCAGACGCACCCCCACCAAAACCTAATGCTGCTGTTTGAATTCCTGCTCCAGCTATACCTGCTCTAAGTAATGATAAACTTCCACCTGCTGTCCAAGTAGAACCATCATATTCTTCAGTTGCTGTTGGTTTACCAGGTGATCCATTATCTTCTCCTGCAAAACCTAATGCTGCAGTTTGAGTTCCAGCTGAACCCATTTGACCTCTTGCATTTCCCATAGTTGCAGGTACTGTTGTCCAAGTTGAACCATCGTATTCTTCTGTTGCTCCTATATAAGTTGTAGTGTAACCACCAAATCCTAAACCTGCTGTTTGAGTTCCTGCATTTCCTATAAAAGTTCTTGCTGTATTCATATTATTACCAGCAGTCCATCCAGCAACAGCTGGCACTGGATCTTGGTCCAAGTACTTTACTTTAAATCCTTTTATGCCTTTATACTCTGCCATATTATTTTAATGTTATGTTTGTAGGTCTTTGGTTAATTTGTTTTTGTGCCTCTGGTAAAGCATCATAAGCTTGTTGTGCTTTTAAAACTTCTGCATCAACGATAGCTTGTGCTTCGTCCTTGGTCTTTGAAACTCCATTAACTTTTTTAATCCACTTAGCACCATACAGGTTATCGCCAACGACCCATACATCACCAGGATGTCCTGATAATTCAAAGTTCATTCGCTCTCTTGCAGTAAAGAAATCTTTACCCCAGTTAGTTGCTACGCAATATTTATATGCCATTTTACTCCTCCAATGTTATGTCAGCTGGTCTGTCTCTCATAGCTTGTTGTTCTGCAGGTAAAGCGTCCCAAGCAGCTTGTGCCGCTTGTACTTCTGCATCAACAATCGCTTGAGCTTCAGCTTTCGTTTTAACAGTACCTAAAACTTTTGCAATCCAAAGATTTGCATCTTTGTTATGTGCTGGTACTTGCCAAACATTACCAGGTAATCCAGAGATTGTAAACTTAGCAGATTCGCTATGTTCAATAAATCCCTTTCCCCAGTTCTCAGCTACGATGTATGTTTTTGTTGTCATATTTTCCTCCTGTTAACTTACTGTAATTGTTTTTGTTACTAATGCTCCTGGACCTGTATAATCTTCCACACTAGTTATTGCTCCAACTCCAGACATAGCTTTTGCACCTGATACACTTCCAATAGAAGAAAGAGATGCTCTAGCTGTTCCTAAATTTCCTTGTGCAGCCCAAGCAGTACCATCATAAGTATTTGTTGCTGCTAGGGGTGCTGTATCATAACCTCCTGTTACAATTCCTGCTGATTCAACTCCTGAACCAGCTCCTGCTTGTAAAGGGACTGGATAATTTGCTTCTGATGCCCAAGTAGAACCATTAAAAGAAGCAAAAGTATTAACTTGAGGACTTTCTCCAGTTCCAGCTAATGTTGCTGTTTGAGTTCCAAATGCAATATGATTTCTTTTTGAGATAGGCCAGTTAGGAGCAGAAGTCCAAGTTGATCCATTATATAAATTAGTAACATTTGTTACAGCTGGAACAGATGAATCGATACCACCAACAGCTAAACCTGCTGTTTGTGTTCCTGCAGCTCTAAGATCCCAAGCGTTTAAAGGATAATTACCACTTGATGTCCACGTAGAACCATCCCAATTTGTTGTTTGATTTGAAGCACCAGGCGCGAGCCCTCCTACATAAAAAGAAGCTGTTGAAGAACCTTGTGTACTTCCTCCCCAAGTACGATTTGCGGCTGGAATACTTGTAGAAGTTGTCCAAGTACTTCCGTCCCAAAGTTCATTAGCAGTAGACCCTAATGGAGCACCACCTGCTAATTGACCATCAGATGTAGTTGCTCCTATTCCTTGAGAATAATTGTGACTTGAATTTAATGATGGAGCACTTGCCCAAGTTCCTGCTGTTGTAGCTTCTTCTACCTTCCAAACATTAGAAGTAGAATTATACCAAACTTGTCCTTCAATCGGGTTGCTGGGGTCAGCTGAAAGGTTTTGAATTGTAAAACCTTGTATACCTTTATAAGTAGCCATTGATTATTTATCCTTTAATAACCAACCTTGAGTAGCTCCTGAATATACTAAAGTTAAACCAGCTCTTTCTACAGATACAGTTAAGTCTGCAGCAGAACCTTGAATGTTTTCAGAGTTTCTACCTACAGTTAGATTGTTAGTATCAAACGTTCCTGCGTAGTCAACAAATGTTACTTCATCTCCTAAAGTTGGAGTTGCTGGTAAAGTTGCCGTGTAGGATCCACTCGATGTATCTACAAAATATCCTTCACCTGCTACAGCTGTAAACGTAGTCGTTTTAACTGCTTGCCATGATGTTCCACCTGAAACATCTGTGAAAGTTAAGTTACCACTACCGTCTGTTTTAATAACTTGATCTGCTGTGCCGTCTGCACCTGGTAATGTAAATACTACGTTAGTTGTAACAGTAGCAGGTGCTTGTAATCCTACGTATTCTCCACCTGTACTATCTGATAATCTTAGATCACCTTGTGCACCAATTTTTAAATTTGATCCATCCCAAACTAAATTAGATGTACCTGCAAAAGTATCTGAGCTGTTGAATTGTACTTGAGTATTAGAACCACCTGGTGTTCCTAGTGGTACTTCATTTACATTTGTACCATCCGAATAAACTAATTTTGAACCTTTATCAGTAGTAGCAAAAGTAACACCTGTTCCTGAACTTGTTTTGAAAGCTAAAGTGTATGCACCACTTGTTCCATTATTTAAGATATAAGTTTTTTCAATTCCATTTGGAATAGTAACTTGTGAATTTGCAGATAGAGTTCCTGTAAATTTTAAAACTGCATTTCTTGCATTTGATATAGTTGCATCCGTCATTAACAAAGATGTATTTGTTGATGTTAATGATACAGCTTGGTATCCTGCAATCGCTTGTTGTAATAAATTTAAGTTGGTATTTGTTTTATCGCCCCACGTTCCCGAGTTTTCACCCGTTACCATTAGTTCGAGTTTAAGGTCTGTAGAATAACTTGATGCCATATAAATCCTTTGTGCTATATTATCATTATTAAGCTGCTATATCAACTTCAGTCCAAACATTTGATGCTCCCGTTGATATTTCTGTCCAAGTGTTTGTGACATTTGGATCAACTTCCTGCCATGCTTGTATTTTATCGGCACCTAGACTTAGTGTCAATGATTGGCCCGAAACTGTAACATTTGCATTAGCTACTGTAGTTACTGAGCCTATTGCTGAAGTCATTGCAATACCTGTAACTTCTGCCACGACTACCGCATCAACAGTACCTATTGCTGAAGTAAGTGCTTGTCCAGTTAATGTTAAATTAGCATCACCTGTTATGCTTATTGAGCCTAAATTAGAAGTTAGTGAAATACCTGTAATATCAACAGGTGTATTTAAATCAACTGTTTCATCACCAATATTTGAAGTTAAACTTAATCCTGTTTCTGTAACATTAGCATCAGCTGTAATTGCGACTGAATTAATTGCTGTACTTAATAAACCAGCCGTTGTTACTACAGGTCCTACTTCTATTGATTCTGAAACTTGGCCTATACCAGTATTTAATGCATTCTCAGTAGCGTTGATAGTTATGTTACCATCTGCATCTAAGTCTACCGCACCAATAGTTGAAGTTAATGCAATACCAGTTAGTGTAGCTATCGAATCTGCATCAAAATCTATTTGACCAATATTAGAAGTTAATACATTGCCATTAACATTTACGTCTGCATTTGCAGATGTAGTTACTGAACCTATTGCTGAATTTAATGATTGGCCTGTTACATTTGCTGCAACACCAATTGATATGTTAACTGATCCTACGTTTGAAGATAGTGTTGGTGTATTCGCACCTTCACCCCAATTACCTTCGCCCCAAGCAGAATTGCCCCAAGTATCGAAGCCTACTACTACGGCATTATCACCCCAGGCTTGTTCGCCCCAATTATTTGAACCCCAGGATGATGCTGCCATTAAACACCTCTTAGCTTATTCTTAGAATAGCTGCAGAGGTTGTGAAAGCTGGGAATTGAATTGTAAATGTTCCGCTTGTAGCTGTTTTATCTCCACCAAAGTCTAGTACAGCAACCGCTGTGTTTGAGTTTGATGTATTATAGATCAACGCACCTCTAGCAGTTAAAGTTACGTTAGTAAAAGATAAATTTGAAAAATCTACGATTGCAACGTCTGATGCAACTGAAGTTCCACCATTAACTAGTGCCTTTCCTCCAGCAGTGTAACCTGCAGGTGAAGATGTTTCAGATCCAGTTGTGTATGAAGTTGTAGATTTTCCTAAAGTTGCCGCAGAAGTATACATAGCTAACTTAAACACGCTTCCTGTTGAAGCGGTAAAGTCGTGCTTACCTTCTAATAATTCTTTTTTAAAAGAATTTGCAATTGCGTTTGTTGTTATTGCCATTTTAATGTCTCCTTAATATTAATATTATGGTGATGGTGATTCGACCTTAAGTCTAGGTACACCATCGTCAAATTCTGCTCTTCTTCTTCTGCCCATCTGTTGAATAGCAAAAGATTGCATAGCTTCATCATACCTTTGTCTGTATAAGTTGTAAAGATCTGTAGGTCCTTTTAGGTATGAAAAAGCTTCTACTAAAACACCATACAATAACAAAGCTTCTTGATACGTCGATAAAAACGTATTTGTAGTTGAGTTAAAATGAGGTGGATCTTTAATAAAATTAATTTGAATTGTATATGTGCTATCTGGAGTTGGAGCTACAGCTAAAGTGAAATCATCCCAATTAGCCCAATATTTCGGTTCTCCTGTTGCACCTGAACTATTGTATTCAGATATAAAACTTGTGTCTCTTTTTTCTAAAAAAGTTCTAGTAGATCCATTAATACTTTGTACTGATCTTAAAATTAAACAATCAGCAGGTAATGAAACATATCTATTACTAGCTGTAAATGTAGAAGTAGAATACTTTCTTAAATCATCGTAATCCACTTTACCTGCTATATCTAATTCAGTATTTCTAATAAACTGATCTAAGATACTATCAGTTAATACTGAACTATCTACCTCCGTGTAGTTTCTTACTTGTGTTAAAAAATTTGAATATGTAATTGCCATTATGTTATTACTATAGTTACGTTATTTATTCCCATTAATAATTGTCTTCTTCTATTTTGTTCTGATCCATTATCCGGTTGCATACCATTAGATAAAAAAGCAAATTCACCTGGAAGTGTTAGATTAGCTACACCTACTGTAATTCCACCTGAATCAGCCAACACACCATTTATATTAGTTGGTTGTTGAAATTTTTGTGATCTAGTATTTTGTAAAGCAATCGCATCAGGCTTGTGATACGGCGGATCAAGTTGTGGATGTTTTGCTTCAAATTCAGATATGTGTACTAAAGAACCATTCCATTCTTTTACCATTTCTGTGTAAGGAAATGCTTGTCCTGATCTATCAGATATTGCTTGTGATCGTTTTCCACTTGCGTATGCCATTATACTCCATCTCCATAAAATGTTTGTGGTGAAATATAAACTGAAGTTCTTTGACCATCTTCAGTTAATGCTCTTTGTAATTCGTCTTCGTAAATTAATCTTAATTCTTGTGTTCTTGCTGGTGCTTTTTTCATAGATAAATAATAAGCTAAACCTGAACACATACAAGGTAAGAATCTATAAACTATATCAGCTTGATTTGTATAAGCGCCTGCATCTTCTATTCTACCAATGTAATAATATTTTA